AAAGACGTTTCGGTGTTTTCCGTAAAGTCTTGTATTGCTGTTTTAAGTTCTGCAAATGTAAAACTCATTGCTTACACCACCACTGTTACGTTACCCACCTGCCCTGTAGCCTTTATGGGAATGAGATCTTTCCCAAGAGGGGCTACACCCACAAGAATAACAAAAGGCTCATTTCTATCGGGTCGTGCGTCTCTCAAAGCTTGAACATCTGCTACCGTATGAAAAGGACCTAATTGCGGTTGTTTTGCCTCAAACTCATCCTTACCAACTAAAGCACCATTCCATTCTCTACGCATATCTCGATATCGATATCGAAAACCAGAACGATCCGATATTGCGTATGCGTATTTTCCAGAAGCAAATTTAGCCATTAGTTCGTCTTAAAATACTGATATTGTGGCACCACATTATATGATGCTCTATCTCTATCTTCTGTAGCGGCTCTCTCAAACTCTTCTTCATAAACAGCCTTTAAGAGTTGGACCCTGTCCGGTGCTCTTTTCATAGAGAGATAATACGCTAACCCCGCTGCAAGGCATGGATAAAACCTAAACGGAACCTCAACAGTATTTGTCGGTGTATCCGCGTCTTGTATTCTCGTGAGCGCGTCATAAACAACCGTGTCAGTGCTGTTTTCAGGAACAGGCCATATCTTTAAATTAGGCGTTATCTGCCTATCCAAAAAGAACTGATTAGGGCGTCCCTGAGTTGTCTTAGTCGGGATGTTCAAAAACTGACTCCTGCTAAGACGCTCTAACGCAAAATCCGTGTTACTTCGTCTAACCACGGCTGACAGGATGTCTATAACATCTGTCCCTATAGAATATTCGCCGTCAGCGGCGGTAAGAGCCTGTGTTCGTTGCTCAATAGTCCATTGATTAAGGCCGCGATTAGCCCAGTCCGCAAACAGAATATTAAGAGAACGACGTGTAGTCTGGAGGTCGTAACCTGTACGAACCTCCAAACCGCATCGTTCAAACGCCTCTTCTACGTAATCAGCGACGTTTAGCTCAAAATCTGTGCTTCCTGAAGTGGTCATTACGCCATCTTAACTAGCTTAAAACCTTTTGCTTTGGCTGCTTTGCGGATCTGCGCTACACTCATAGCCTTTCCGCCATCTTTCATCATCATGTCAGGCTTTTTAGCCATTCCACCGCCGCGCATCATTGTAGGCTTTTTAGCCATTCCACCGCCGCGCATTTTCATTGGTTTCTTAGCCATTCCGCCGCCACGCATTTTTACAGGTTTTCTACGAGGTTTCATTGCCATGTTCTAGTCTCCTATATAGATCACGTCGTTGTTGGTATATCTCAGAGGCGTTAAACTCATCAAGATAAGAGTCATAATAACCCTTTTCTTTTATTTTGTCTGCGCTTTCCTGTATTTTTGATAAACGCTGAACGAATATCAAAGCATACGGTTCTTCTACCTGACACTCGAAAGACCCGTCATCAATAAAATCATTTGCTTCTTCAAACGGATGAAATCCCATGAGCCAAATATCTTTATCAATAAAGATGCCTTGAGATATGGCGTTATTTAGCTGTTTCAAATCTTCATCAAAATCATCAGGACTTTCTTGAAAAGCAAAATCAACGATTATTACAAGGTCCTTAGTGTCATCAAAACAAGATACCGCGGTATAAATGTCTTGTTTGTGAGCACAGTATTTGAAGACAAAATCTACTTTATCGTCTTTCCATGCGGAGCGAGCATAGGGACAAGCAGGTAAGTTGTTGAAATATTTATTGGGGACCTCTAAGGCATGTTCTGACCATGCCTTAATTTCATCTATAACGTCTTTTTCAATCCCCGAATACATTAAGCTACTGCGCCTTTAACCCTTCTTTTCTTGGCAGACATTATTACCCCACAACCTCGTGGGACGACGCCGCCGGAAGCCAAGCTTACTTTTGCCTTTTTAGTATTTGCGACAACCGTTTTACCTTTAGAGCCCGCAGACTTCTTTTTACGAGCAGTTTTAGCTCTCTCGCTTTTCGACAAACTTTTAGCTTTAGACCTTGGTAAGCATCTATCAGGGTTTTTCTTATCCTTTGAAGTGCCGCAAGGACCTTTGATTTCACCATCGGTTCCAATCCTTACCCAATCTTGTTTTAACCACTCTTTTAACTGACCCATCTAACGACCCTTACGTTTGCCGCCTTTAGCTTTCTTAGCGTAATTTGGGTCTTTACAATATTTTGAAGCAGCCAGGTTTGCGTAAGCAGATGGATATGTATCGAAGGTTCTTTTTGCCCAAGCCTTCCCCTCCGGACATATCTTACCTTTACTCTTCACTTTTCCGCCTTTTTTCATGCGGACAACTTGTGATGTGCCAAAACCTAAATTTACTCGTGAGCTACCGGGCATTTTTCTTTCCTTCTGAATTGTCCCAGGTTACAACATTTTCTTTTACTATGTTCTTTAAAACCAGGTTAATATACTCCTGATTCTTTCTTATTTGTTTATTGCTCTCCTCAACCTTGAAAGCAATAACGGTTGTTCTTTTGTCAAGATCAACAAGAGTTGAACATATCCAAACAACCGCTCCCACCGACAGAGCCACAGAGACTCCTGTAGACCACTGTCTCTTATCTAACATCTCCACCTCCTACGCGCTTGTCGAAGGCGACTGTTTGGGTTCTTAGCGGCTTTAGGGAATTTTTTCATTTGGCCCGCAGATCTCGCACAAAAAGATTTTCTCCTTGCGGCTCGTTTTCCTTTAGGACTCTTCTCTGTAACGGCTGTTTGCAACTTTGAGCCAGGGTTTTCACGTCGATAACGTGCTACCCCGGCTTTTGTCATTCCAGCCCCTGATTTCGTAGAACGATAATACTTCTTCGTTTTAGGGGGCTGCTTATCCCTCTTGCGAGGAGCCTTAGTCTTACGGGCCGTTGTGCGCTTGCGAGGAGCCATTACGCATGGAACGCTGTAAGAGTCCCAAATGTAGCGACGGTGTATTGAACATAAATACCAGACGGAAATAGTAATCCCTCATCAGGTATAGTTATGTCCCGCGTAGTTGTTGCAGAAGCTACCGTTCCTACCTTAAAGATGCTTGTTCCGGTAGGAGAACTGTCTCTGAAATCCAAAGTTCCCGCGGTTCCAGAGCAAACAATGTTAAGACCTTGCAAACGAGATCTTCCTGCAAAGATAACATCAGCCGCACCCGCCGCGTGACCCAAAGAAACATTAGCCGCTGGTTGTGTACTAGCACTCGCTGCGGTAACGGTCTTAAAGAACTTGGTTCCTGACGTGGTAGTTGCTGATCCTGGAAGGGTTATCGTTTCTGTTTGAGAGTCCCCGTTAACATCTGTGCCTGTGATGGTCACCGTCTTGCCACTATCGCCTGTTCCCGCAGTGGTCGCTGTAACAATTCTTCCTGCGGCAAAAGTTGCAACTCCGCCAGAGGCGTCCGTCCCACCTATTGTGAAGTCAGTATTAGGACGCTCATTAGCAGAAATAGAAGCATTATCAGCGGCATTAGTATCAGCGGTTATAAATACAGCTTTTACATCAGAGCCTGACATAATCTACTCCTTTATCTCACCCCGCAGAATTAGCGATTTACGCTTCGCGCTTCCAACAGGAGGTAAGTCCTGTTTAGTAGCCTTCTTCGTAGTAGCCTTCTTCGCGGCGGCTTTAGGTTTAGTCTTAGAGGAAGTAGCCATACTTTACTCCTTAACGATTTTGTGCGGCGAAGAGGTAATCAATATTCATTGATTTAGTTCCGGTAGCGGAACCAGACAACTCCATAGCTCCTATCGCTAAGTTCTCATCATCAGGAAGATTAGTCGTATGAGTAGCAACCAAGTTTCTGTTTACAAAAAACTCTACAGAACCTGTGCCTTTGACGTGGAAACCTAAAGTCACGGCTGTTCCACTAGCGATATCTACACCGCTATCAGTGGTTGTTGCCGTGCCATCCTTCTCGGTAACACAGTCAATGTTGCTATCACCGTCATCAACTTGGAAAACAATTCTATCAGCCGCTGTAAGCATTGCTTCAGGATTAGTAGCAAAGTTTACAGTAAGACCAACGCATATATCCATTGCGTCACCCTCTGCGTCTGTCGGTGTGATAATGGTTTCAAACCAAATATCACGACTTGAAGACAGTGCAAAAATTTCATTACCCTGAATGGAAGCACCATCATCATCCGTGGTTGCTTGTGAGCTTAGTGTTATCGCACCATTTACCACGTCTGCGGCGATATCTGCCGAGGCGCTGCTATCTTTGATGACAGTCCAGTCATCTGTGTCATCGAGAGACACACCTGTGAAGTCATCCATGTAGACTAGGTAATCAGGGTTTTTGTCAATGGGGAGGTTTTCAAACCATTTGCGCTGACCGTCTTTGCCAGCAAAAAGTACGGGACCAGTAAAATGAACAGCCATATCTATCTCCTGTCTTGGCTATTGTCAGCCGCATAAAGCGGACTGTCAGGAATATCTTAACATAATGCAAATAGAAGAGTGGCACAAGACCACTCTTCTACTACATCTAGCGAAGGAATTACGCTCCGGCGGTGCCGAATACGGATCTCCAATCGGATACACCAAAACTATAACGCTCACGAGCTTTGAAGCGCATATTTCCAGTGTCGAAGTCACCCTCCATTGCCGTCTTAATGGGCGAACGGTTAAACATTTTGAAACCGTTTGGCGCATCAGTCAGGATGAAGTAAGCATCAGTGTCCGTCAGGAAGTGGTTTACAACGGCACCCTCTGGAAGCATTCCCATGCTTCTGTTGGCATTAGTGTCGTTGTCCGCCGTTCCAGGTCGGAGATCTGAATTTAACAGACGTTCCGCAATGAACTGAAGCTCTTTCGGGATAACCAGTTTAACACCACGAATAGCAACCTTAAGGCCACGTTCGTCAGTGATACCCGCAATATCAATAAGCATTTGCTCAAGAGAGGTCTCATTGAGGTCTGCTGCTACTGATAGCTGGTTTCTTTGGTTACCAGACAAAGAGGGGTGTGCCGAAGAACAAAGCGCGGCACCATCACCTATCGGTGCAGTAGTGTCGAAAGCGTTGTTCAAGATAGCCGCAGCTTTGATTTGCTTGGTCTGAGCCATTGAGCGAGCCAAAGCCTTGGTGTATCGAGCGGCAAGACGATCATAAAGATTATCTTCAATCGCCTCTTCAGTGATCGAAAACGCAAGAGCGATTGTCTCATGCGTATAACGTGCGGTGTATGTCTCCTGAGCATCGTCAAAGGTGATGGCAGTGCCTTCTTCTTTAACAGGTGCCGAGGTGAAACCACCAAGCATCACTTCTTCTTCAAATGCACGATCCGAAGTCTCTTCTTCAAAGATCTCCGCATGTTCATTTTCGTAGCGATCATACTCAAGACCGAACAAGGCATTAAGGCCGGGCTCAAGCTCTTTCGCCAGTTGTGCGCGAGAAATAGCCATTATCTATACCCTCCTTAAATACCAGTTGAGTCAGCCGTCGTCTGCGAAGCAGAGGCGGATGCTGGCGAGTTAAAGTGGAAATTAAACCGAACCACAAAGTTTACGCCCGCAGCATCAAAGTCAAGATTGGCCTCATCAGTGGACAATCCAACAATTCGCATAAAGAGCGTTGCCGTGGTAGCGGCGGTGGAAATATCTAGTTCAGCCGTGGATCTTCCAGTGTTGGTTGAACCAGATGTGCCGTTAGCTAACGAACAGTTTGAGAAAACGTCAGCTAAAGCTGTAGCACGGTTTGTAACAGACTCGTCTGCCGCAACCATGAACAACTGGTTTGGGTTGTCCGCAACAAAAGCCTTGATAGGGAAATTTGTATCAACGCTTACGTTGTTTGAACCGGGCCAGTAGTTTTTGAAGACAGTCTTCTTAGAGGAACTATCTACATATTCAACGCCCATAAGGACACCAAGAGCGGGAACCGTGCCACCATTTGCTGCACCAACAATATCAATCACACCAGCCGCCAGAGGAATTACTGGGGAGTTCTGATAGATAGCGTTAGTGTTATCGCTTGCAATCTCATATTGAGTTACACCAGTGGTATTAGCTCCTGCACCATTGAGACCTATAGGACGAAGACCGAAGGCAGTATCTTGGTTTGCCATTTATCTATCTCCTTGGCACTATTTCGTAGTGCCGCCAAAGGTTACACGAGATTGACGATCAGGGTTACTAATCGTCATAGTAGAGTGTGCATTCTCGCGCATCATATCTGAGTCAACAGCCAACATCTGGTCAGAGGTCCTGTTACGGAAATACTCTGTCCTTTCTTCAACCGTCTCTTCAGGTATTCTGGCGAGCATAAGACCACCAATACCAAACACACCTTCATATTTACCCGATTCAACAACAGGTGCTTCAAAGTCAGGAAACTCATCCTTACGAACCAGTTCCCATCCTTCTCGCAACCGTGCGCTGATGTTCTTTGTGTCGTCAAAACCACGGGTTTCAGCCCGTATCCAACGATGAACGTAGCCATCCGGCGCGGGTGGTGCATCTAACATAGATGGAGGAGCCCACGGCTTACGCCTAGCCGTTTTCTCCCTTGTCTTGTTTGCGCGAGGGGCGCGAGCTATACCGCCTTCAATTCTGTTATCTTGCGTCATATCAAATCACCCTTTCACGTATTTAGCGTACTCTTCGATAGGAACATTCAACCTTCTTGCCATATCGACTTGACGTTGACTGAGCCTAACTTTCTTCCCACTGCTGCGCCCAGAACTTGAGCGGTTTACAGAGGCAACCGTCTGAGCGGGTCGCTTGCCTCCACCGGAGTTGCCCAACTTATGAGGAAACTCTGTCTTCATACGTTGGTCAAGTTCACTATAATAATCATCTGTCGAAGGGTCAAACCCTTCTTCTTCAACTAATTTCTTGTGAATACCGAAGGCCGCGTAGGTCATGGCCTCATCTTCACCAAACCACTGATTATCTTGAGCCCAACTCTGGGCTTTAGGGTCTACTTTTGGGGCTTGAACAGGTTGTTGAGGGACCTGCGGCTGGGCTTGTGTTTGTTGTTGATATTGTGCCTGTTGTTGATACCGAGCTTGCTGGGCTTTTGCTTGTTCAACACGATCATTATGTATCGCAAGCTGTGTTATCTTCTTTTGAGCCTCTACTGCGGCCTCTGTGTCCCCTATTTCCATAGCGGCTTTGAGATTTGCTTCCGCAGATTGCAGTTCACTAGACACACGAGCACTAGATTCGTTCAAATAACCCGTATCCATTGCCGAAAGACGGCTTTTAAGGCTTTCAGCCTCTTGGTGAACCTGTTTTGCGTACTGAATAGCCTCTTCACGGTCTCTTTCCGCGTCTCTCATCTTCTTTGTAAGACGATTTATACGTTTTTGGACCGTATTTTCGGCTTTTTCAAAGTTATCTTGGTCAGAATCACCTAAATCAAGCTCTCCTTGGGACTCTTCCGGTACGATAACCTCTGTTTCTGCTTCTGTTTCCTCAATAACGTCTTCTTCTGCCATTTATTCTCTCCTAACCGTGCAAAACATCGTCTGGATCAAGGACACGAGCCAATACTTCGTCATCATTTAAGATACGAACCTCGCCCCCATCAATTTTAAAGCGAGAACCAGAGTATCGAGCGAACATTACCCAGTCTCCTTTCTCGCACCACGGTCCCTCCGGGAACTTTTCGGGGTCCTTATAGGCCAAATCACCGACCTTAAGCACATACCCAACCTGAGTAGACACCGTGTTTTCTTCAACAATCTTGTCTGGTAAGTAAATACCTCCCTCTGTCTTACCTTTTCCGCGATAAGGCAGGATGAGAATGCGCCAACCTGTTGGCGTAGGTATTCTTTCTAAGAGAGATTTTCCAATTACACTTGGATCAAGAACCCTATCACCAGGTTCTTTGTAAGCTTTCTTAAGGGATGCGGTCCCCTCTTGTGCCGCTTTAAGATTAACGGCTTTAACGCTAGTCATCATCTTGCTCCTGTTTTTCTAGCAGGCTCTTGAGTTCCTGTTCCACGTGACCCAGGCCGTCCAAAACGCCCATAAGTTCACGATATTGTTCCATGTTACGAATATTTCCATACATCAACATATCAGAAATATCGTCACGTCTTATACTTATAATGCGAAATATTGCTTCCGCAAGAGAAATCTGCATGTAACTTATACTCCCACATTAGATCTGATACGGTTCTATATCATATCTATTGCAGTGTCACGCACATCCTCATTCCTACGAAGCCATCCTCTTCCAAATGTTTCAAAATGTCTTAAGGATTTGTAATATTCTTCTCTTTTGATAGAAAATAATTTAATTAACTCTTCTGTGTCCTGCTCTGAGACACGCGCAAGAGTTTTGGGACCGATTACACCATCTTCCGTCGCATCAACACAAGATTGAAGCATCTTAGCGGATCGAACAGGTCCAGCGTTTACTCCAAAATCGAAAACGCACAGGTCTACACCAGCGGGCAGATCATCTGCGCGGACAACTTCCCAATACATGTCTTTATATATTTCTTCGACATGGTTATCCGGGATGTCCCGCATCATTTGTACATCAACGGGACCACCCAAAAAATTCTCATAGGTCCGCGCTGTAATACCTTTGTTGGTGACTCCTCCGGGATCATCCGGATGATCTACAAATCCTCCTTCTGACTTAAGAACATGGTGTAGAGATTTTACAAAATTATCTTTCATTTTGATATCTTCTTATACTTTTCGAAGCTTCTGAGGCCACCCAATCCGAGCATACCGAGTAACACAGGCATCATCTCCGACAGATCAAGTGTCGGCAAACTTACAAGATTTCCCGTCTGTGCCAAAACAAAAATAGTAATGGGCTGTATAATGTACGCATAACACATTGCAATCCCACATGACCAACCGATGAAGGGCCGCCAGCCGGACACAAAAATATTTCGGTGAACCGCTTCCTGTTTATTTATTTCTAATTGAGCAAGGTCAATTCTAGCAAGGTGCGTTGCAAGCTGTTTTTCTATTTCTCTTTCAGCCGCCGCTCTTTTCTCTTTGTCTTCTGGAAGAAAACGACCAATAACATCTGTCACTGCTGGCAGTAAGGAAGGGATAAGTGACTGTATCATTGTTGATCCCCCAACTCTCTTACCCTCTGCTTTAATATGCTTATAGCTGTGTAATAATTACCCATCCCGCTTTCTTGAGCATCAGCCCGACGCTGAAGGATTTCAATTTCGTCTTTAAGAACACCAACCTTGTTAAAATCAATGCTTGACATCATTTTCTAGCTCCCATTGCTTGAAACCCAAAGAATGCACTAATGATGCCTGCGCCTGAAATATAAAACAAATTACTGAGATCTGTCAGAACCGATATACGACTCTCTGGCAACAAGAACATCGCAATCGTAAAGACCAGCATTGAGATAGCCGTCCCTATGGTAATGCGTTCTTGGGTTTTGTATTTTCGGTGTGCGTCATGCGCTTCAACTATAGAGAGTTCGTGATCTGAAACTACCCCATCTTTATCAACATCAAGATCCGAGAACTGCGACTTCTCTTCAAGTTTCTTTGGTGCCATAAGAGCCTCCTCTTAAAATGTTTGTGTGTTCTTACTAACAAGTTTCGGGATACAAGAAGCCAAATAAGGTAATGCTACCGCCCTAGCCATCTCTCTGCAATCATCCATCTTAGCGTAAGGAACGGCGCTTAGTGTATGATTAAAAGAGGTGAGGACGACTAGCATATATACAAGTTTCACGTGTCAAGACCTTTTTGAGGGTGACAAATTATATTCGTAATAACTCCCGCGCTTCCAGGATAGATAACACCAATTAAATTATGCAACGCATAAAAGTTTTTTTCTGCATGATCGAAGCAATCTTCCACATCCTTAAAATACAAAGGATTACCATCATGAGATACAACGCGAATAGCGTTAGTGGCATTTACAGGTTCCGGAGTGAGAAATAGAAAGGTGAAGACCAGAAAAAACTTCATAGGTTGCCTTCTGTTATAACCAGGTAAACCATGAACCCGATTAACGACAGAACTCCCGTAAAAAACAAAACGATTAAGCCAGCAATAATAATCTCACGCTTCTTCTTATTCTTTTGGTCTGCCTCATCCTTCTCTTTTCTCGCTTGAAGTCGATACTCTCTTTCAAGCTGAATAAATTGATCCCAGGATCCTGGTTTTCCATACAGTTGTAAAAACTCTCTTAGTTCGTCACGCTGTCTCTGAATGGTCTGTATGTGAATGAGCGTCTCAACCGCTCTCTCACTTGCACTACTACCAAGACGTGCAGTCTTCTGAGAATGCTCTTTTTGTACAGCAGAGCACCCGGCAACCCACTTCGATAAAGCCGAAGCGCAGTCAGTAACATCTCGTCCGTTCTGAATCGCTTGTTTTATAACGGCAAAAGCCGAGTTTGCCATTTTGATGCCTGCAAGGGCACCAGTAATTGTCAAAGGGTCCATAGCTAAAATATCCCTTTAAACTTTTGTGGCCTAGCAATCTTGCTATAACCACGAACTACCCCTCCCGACTTTTTCTTTTGTACTTTCTTTTTTCCAGCCGACTGTAACGCAATAGCGACGGCCTGATCCTGGGGCTTACCCTCTTTCCGCAACTTGCTAATGTTTGCGCTAATCGTTTTTTGACTGGTGCCTTTCTTTAACGGCATTACTCACACCCAATATAGCTCCCGCCTTTGACCGCGGCTCCCATGCCACGAACCGTCATCTTCTTCATGGTAGTCGGGATCTTAACATCAGCCGTCTTACCGTAAGGTATTCGACCCTGGTCATCTATTTGTGCAAACTCAACAGCTTTCTG